AAAAAGATTTCAAGCAGTTAATTGTAGGATATGTGGTGGATATTATGATGAATATCTAACTTTTCCTGTCCCAAAAAAAATAACATGTAACGGACATGCACCATTTGATGATGATTGGTGATATTTTAAAATTTGACAATGTTAAAAAAATGAAAACTATATACAAAACTATATACAAATATGGAACCTGACATTACAACTATAAAACTATTCATTACAATTAAATTATATGGTATTTTGTAATTTTTCAAAAGTGACTTATTTAAGAATTCTAATGAGTTAGAAAATAAATAAACTGAACCAAATAAACAAGATGATAAAATAATAGAATTATACATTTATTATTTATATTTTTTTATCTTTATATAAAAGAAAATATAAAAACATTTTAATAAAATAAAATATAATGGTGTTTTATGCTGTTGCTAATGGAAGAACTATTGGAATATTTTTAAATTGGAATGATTGTAATAATTCTGTAAAAGGTTATAAAAATGCTTCCTATAAAAAATTTAATACAAAAGAAGAAGCTGAAAATTTTATTCAATCTAATAATAATATTATTGAAGTTAGTGAAATTAAAATCAAAAAACAAAACTCAATAACATCCTTTTTTCACACAACAAATTCTAAAGAAAACAAAAAAGATAATGAAATTGAAAGTAAAGAAAACAAAAAAGAAAATCAAGTTGATTTTATTCCAGAATATTATGTATATACAGATGGAGCATGTTCAAATAATGGAAAATCTTATGCATTGGCAGGAATAGGAATTTTTTTTGGAATAAATGATATTCGTAATGTATCAAAAAAAATTGAAGGAAAACAAACGAATAATATTGCAGAACTTACTGCTATTATTGAAACTTACTCTATTATAGAAAATGATATTATAAATGGTAAAAAAATAGCAATTGTATCTGACTCTGAATATGCTATAAAATGTGTTTCGTCTTATGGTGAAAAATGTTTTAAAAATGAGTGGAATGTAGAAATTCCTAATAAAGAATTAGTAAAAAATGCTTATGAAATATATAAAGATAAGTTTAACGTTAAATTTATACATATAAAAGCCCATACAAATAATACAGATATTCATTCTTTGGGAAATGATTATGCTGATAAATTAGCAAATATGGCCATTGGGTTACAAAGTTGTCCCTATACTACTAGACAAACCAAAATTTACCTTATAGTTCCTTTTATGAAAAAAGATGAAATTAAAAAACTAGGAGGATCATGGGACGCTAACAAAAAAAAATGGTTTATCTACGAGGATAATAAAAATAAAGATGAAATACTTGCCATTTTTTCAGAAGAAAAAAAGATATAAATATAAAATAAATAATGTAATATATATTTTTTATTTTATTTTATTTTGTTTTATTTTGTTTTATTTTTAATCATTTATATAAACTTATTGAACTAAGCTACTACATTACTAAACAATTTATTCATATTATTCACTTCTGGCTTTTCCGTTTCATTGGTAAATAATTTCATAATCTGTGTGTCATCTCGGAAACGCAATGTATAATTTTGCTGAATATTATTTCTACCAATTCGCCCCATTGCCTGAATAATTTTTTCCTGTGTTAAATTCAAATCCTTACTTAAATACCCATGACAAAACTGATAATTCGTTCCATAAATATAATCACTAGACGCAATAATCATATATAATTTTTGTTCATCCGCCATTGTCTTCATAATTTCCGTATATTTAATATTTTCATGATTAATAAAAACACCAATTCCCATCATCAATAATATTTTCCATGAATTCTCAATTCCATTCAATAACATAATTTCATTGACAACATTCTCATCAATATCACTTGAAAATACATTCTCATTAGTAGTAGCCACATCTTCCGCCCATTTTTTAATATGAAGATGTTTATTTGGAACAAATGTTTCATTTAAGGTCGCACTTTTAATCAAAGATCGTAATGAATTAATCTCATTTGTTAATTTTGCCATTTCATTTTTATTACTCGTTTCATCTTCATTTTGTGTTTCACGATTTATTTTTCTAAAATCTTTGGTTGATTTATTTCTTGCTCCTTGTACATTGTTTTTCATATTTTGTTCTGATTTTTCTTTGATATAAGTCCAGTTAGTTTCTAGTAAATCTATTTTTTCATTTAATACATTATTAAATTCAATCTTTTTCATAATTTCATCCATGACAAGAGAAGGAATATTGGCCTGTTGAATACAAAATTTCGCTATTTTTTCAATTTCATTGGTGATAAAAATCGTAGGACCATCAGTAAGTGTATGTGCATCTTTGGTGGTGACATAGACACCTGCAGTTCCTTCAGCATTACTATTTGTATTCGCATTCGCATTTGTAGGAAGAGGAGTAGAAGAAACGATTTGTTCACTTGCAAGACGAATCAAGTTAGATCCAGCATTTACATTTGTATTTGAATAAGGAGCACTATTACTAGTTACACTAGTTCCAGGACCAATACTTCTGGATTTCGTAATTTTATTTCCTTTCAAGTCAACCGAGTTATTCATTGGAATTTTACGAGTGCGATTCATGCGAAAGTGTGTATGAATAGCTCCCCATGTTCCTTGAAGTATATTTTGCAACATTTTTATATAATATATTTTAATGCTTTTCATATCCAAATCATCTATTGTTTCAAAATGACGATCTAATTTCATTTTCATATTTGTAAAATTATTTTTATTTACATAAGTGATAAAATCAACTACTTCTTTTAAATCAAAATATCGCACCAACGTCAAATAATTCTCACAATGTTCTGCAATTTTCACAATCTCTTCATAATTTTCAGATAAATAATGAGGCAATACCGTAAATCCATCTTTATTAATAATCGGAATAGATTTCTTACAATCATGACTTACGATATTATATACTTGCGAACCAGGAAATTTATTTTTAAAATCAGAAATAGCTTCCGTCAATTCTTGTAATTTTGGCAAAGTAGCAGATGATAAAACCATATTAGGAATCAAATTTTCACGCCAGATTTGATTAATAATTGGATGAAATTCGTGGTTTTCATAATCAAGCGTGATGGTAGGTTCATCCCAATAAACAATCAATTTACGATCATCTGTATTGAATGCTTTCATGTAATACATAGCAGGTAAATATGATTTAATATCACAAATTATGATCTCAACTTCATCACCTACACTATTATCAACCTTTCCAATTCCACCTGTACGTTTATTCTTACTATATTCTTTGGCTGCAAAATAATGAAGACGAATATCATCCGCACTTGCACAACCAAATGCAAAGGCTATTTTTTTCCCAATAGATATCGCTGCTTTTGCCAACGCTAATCCCACATGTCTTGCAGCACAAACAAAGATAATTTTATTTTGTTCTGACAATGCTAATGGTGTTAATGTTTTTCCAGTTCCTGTGGGAGCCATATATAGAACAAATTTGGGATCAGGATTTTTACAAACCGTGAATATTTCTTTTTGATGTTCATATAATACCAAGTCACTATACTTTAATAAATTTTTATTTTTTTCTATAATTTCATCAGCATTTTCAATAATAGTTGATATCTCAATTTCATCTTCAAATAATTTCATCATATTATTGCAAATTGACAAAATGTGACGATTGACTCTTTTAATGTTATTTTTTAATAATTTAAATAAAGTATAATAGTGAAACATCATTTGTTTTTTATCATTTTTTAATTTATAACGAAGAAATTCTTCTGCGTGTTTTAATAGAACATTTTCATAAATATCTTGTTTTTTTAAGGTTTTGTCATCATTTCTATCAAATCTAATTTTATCGGCTGAATTAATTTTAACATTTGCATTTACGTTTATATTTTTATAATTCTTATTAATTTTTATAACGGTTGATTCAATTGTCTTACATTGTTCACTGAAATACTTGATATAAATATAATCTTCCATTTTTTCGTTATATTCTATTTTTAAAAAGTTAAAGATAGAATTATTATTATTAATTCTTATATTAACATCATG